GGGGGGTGGGGATGGGAACATATATAGTGTGAGCCTTGTATAATAGGCATAGAGTTTTAGGATTTATACAAGGATACTATACAATGACAGTACAAAATGATACCAAGAAGTACCAACTTATACAAGGTTATTAAAATTATACAAGGTTATACAATGATGTTAAAAGGATAGTGGTTTTGTGATAGTAGAACAGGACGGTATTTACAAGAAGGTATCCTCCAGGATAGACTCAGACTGGTATCCATATCACACTGATGAGTGGTTCACTCATGATGATGTTGTAAGGTTCTTTGAATGGAGGGATCAGGATACAAAGAAGGCTGTCTCCAAGAAGTTATACCATGATACTGCTGAGAGGAAGCACCCTTTGCTTGAGAAGCAAGGCAAGGCTTTCAGGTTAGTAGACGAAGATGCCGAGGAGATTGACTGGCAGGCAGCGGACCCAACACAAACCATTGATATTGCGCTGCCGTTTGGATTGCATGATCTGGTAAAGTTTTTTCCTAAGACTATCATCCTTGTGGCCGGGGAACCTAATGCCGGGAAGACCTCATTTCTCAATAATGTGATAAAGATGAATTGGCATAAGCACATCATTACACTTTATAATAGCGAGTCATCACCGGAGGAAATGAAAGAACGATGGGATAACTTTGGAGAAGAGATACCTAACCCTCCACCATTCAAGACTAAAAGAAGGTATGAAAACTTTGCTGACATTATTGACCCTAACGGGTTTTCTGTAATTGACTATATAGATGCAGACAATGAATACTGGTCAATAGGTGCGGAGATTTCCAAGATACACAAAAGGCTCATAAATGGAATATGCGTGTGTGCTATCCAGAAGAAGGAAACCGCCAAGAACTTTAAGGGGGAGACTGTCACCACCAATTCTGGTTATGGCGGTACACCTACCAAGAAGCGACCTGCTTTGTATTTGCTTATGACATCGTTTCCCAACAGGCTTATCATTGAAAAGGCAAAGACTTGGAAGGATAAGTCAGTAAACCCTAACGGTATGGCATGGACATATAGCTTAATAGGAGGGGCAAAGTTTATAAATATTGAAAGAGATTATAATAGTGACAAGTAAACCCACAGAATATTAAAGGAGTGATGTAATGATTAATAAGGTAGCACCAGTGATAAGTGTAGATGAGATGAAAAAGGCTGTATGGCCTAGCTGGTTAGAGGATGAATCTCTAGCAATAGGTTATAAGGCAGCTAAAGCCCAAAGAGATGATACAGTAAAGAAGATAGTGGAGTGGGGGAATGAAATCTGTACTGAACATCGGATTGGAAATGACTACAGAAGAAAGCGAGAATGTAAATATTGCTGGCAAGAATTAGAAAGGATGGTGAAGTAATGAAAGGATTATGGGACAAATACATCATCACTAAATCAAGTGGTAAGCCATTAGCGGAAGGGTTTTATGCTATAGTGCTGCGAGTTGATGGCGGTCAGTATGTAGATGCTTGTAGAGCAGGGGCATGGGCCTTTGCGGAAGCCGTACGCAAAGACAACTCTATGCTGGCTGACGATATTAAGGATATGGTCACTAAGTATATGTTCATAGACAGATTCGCTAAAGGAGGAACCGATGAAAACTAAAGCAGTAGCAATAGTAATAATGATATTCTTGGTAGCTGTCCTGTGTATGATCTGGATAACGGCTTCAGCGATGCAGACAGTAGGGGTATAAGTTATGAAAAGATTATTAATTAAGACGCTTCCATTAGTTACACTAGCTGTACTGGCCAGTGACCTATTGTATCTGTATTATGCCGGAGGATGGTGTGAACCTAATGTTATTATTGAGGCAATCGAGATCATCACGTTGAATGGTTTGGTGATCGGTAGTTTAATGCTAACAGTGTATTATCTAGTAAGGAGGTAGTATGAAACAGGAAGAGAGATTGTTGACACTAGAAGTATCAAATGAAATACTAGACAGAACTGACCATAGCAAAGACCCTTATAACTCGGGGGTACATGAGATGTTAGTTAAACAAGATACCCAGTCATATTCTCTAGCACAGAAGGATATAGGGAAGTGGCTAAGCAAATCACCGATGGTTGATAGTGACGAAAGCTCGATAAGGACTATATATCTACAGAAGTCGGATATAAAAGCCCTACTTAATGGTACATGGGAGGTAGTATGACAGATAAAGAGATAATAGATGAGGATGAATTGATGGCTGTAAATATCACGGAGGCTGTGTGTGACCAGTTTGGTGATTGGTTAGGGGAGCCAACCTCATTTGATCTTAAAGCAGACATCTATTACCGAGTGAGGCAGGCGCAAGAAGAAGGCAAAGAGGGAGGTCAAGTAATGAAATGTCCTAATTGCGGTGATACAAAACTGGTATCTTTTAATGGTGCTTTGTTTCAGTGCCAGTATTGCAAGGTGGCCGAAGTAGTAAAGGATAATTACGATGAGTTAAAAGAGAGATGGAAAGTAGAGGAGGTAGAGTAATGGAATATGAGTTGACACCAAGAGGAGAACATGAAAGGGCTGAGGCTTATGATAGAGCTAAGGTTCTCCGTATCCAGTCAGAGCAGACAGGGTTGCTGAGTGATGAATTTATTGAGGAAAAATTTAATTGTACTCCAACAAGGAATAGCTCTCACTACGCATTGGTTAAATCCATAGCCCAAGCCCAACTAGAACTAGACCAGTCCCTCATGCCCGACTGTGGGAAATGTAAGGTGATGCTATCTGCTATGGACGTTCACCCTAAAACCATAGAAGCCAAGCCTCTTAATGATGAGGAGTTGAGGGAAGATGTTAAAACATTTCTGAAAGGGCTACACCTTAATTGGATTCAACATCATAGTGGTCAACTTGGAGATGCGAAAAAGCTGATAGCTTATGGAGTTGCTACAGACCAAATCCTATCCCTCATCCAGCCCTTAATAGATAAGGCTAAGAAAACAGGAGATTAGTATGCTTAAAGAAAAGATATACCCACTAATTACAAGTAGTGTTCACTCTTCGGGAGCTTACAGTATAGAGATCGAAAAGCTATTGTCAGACATTATCCAAACCTTCTATGAATTTATAGAGGGGATGGAGTTGCCGGAATACGTTGGTTCTTCTTCTATGATTGATAGGCTGACTAAGTTGATAGCAGAAGAGGTTCAACATGATACCATCAAGGCTATTCTGGAAAAGCTAAAGGAGATGCAAGGTGAATGAGATAAAAGAGTTCTGGAAGAAGTGTGGGGTACAGATTCATGGTTTGCCAACACAACATGGTTTAGTCTTTGAATATCCAGATGGTAAGTGCAGTCCGACTTTACCCCCCATAGACCTTAACAATCTATTCAAGTATGCTGTGCCAAAGGTAGGAGCAGTAAGATTAAATTATAGTTTGGGGACTTGCCAAGCTAGGGTTACGATGTTCTTTGACAATGATGAATATGACCGATATGAGAGCGAGGATAAAGACCCTGCCCAAGCACTATATAAGGCGCTGGCTAAAGCCTTTGGGTTGGAGGAATAGATGAATGAGTTTGTAATATCCATGCCACTGATTAAAGACCTATCAGTTAACCATTACAGGGGCCGGAGCCGATACGGTGGTGAGTATGTTAAGAAGCCTATTAAAGAGTGGAAGGAAACCTTGGGCTGGCTGATAAAAGAATGTGAACTAAAAGGGGATACCCGTATAGTTGAGTGGAAGCTACCGATAAAAGTTAAGGTTGATATTGTTCAGACTGATAATAAAACCCGTGATGCCCATAACTATTTGAAAGTTCCCTGCGATGCCATTGAGGACTATTCAGGGATAAATGACACCAATTATGAAACGGAAGCTGGAGTGCCTACTCATGGGGAATACGCAGAATTGATATTAACCATAAAGGAGGCTGAATAATGATTGAGTATCATAAAATCCAGAGTATCTTTAAGAGAGATGAAAGGACACACAAGTTTATTGAAAATGAATGGTCGTTACCTGAGTTTGATTATCTGAAAAATAATGAGTGGGTTTATACAGAGAAGATTGATGGCACTAATATTAGAATAGGGTGGAACGGATTTGATATGGAGATAGGCGGGCGGACTGCCAATGCTCAAATACCAACATTTTTATACCAACGGCTTATCGAACTTTTTACAAAGGAGAAGCTCGAATCAACAATCCCTGTCGGTGATGATGTGTTGGATGCGATGCTGTGTGGTGAGGGTTATGGGGCAAAGATACAAAAAGGTGGGGGCAATTATATCCCCGGTGGCGTGGGCTTCATCTTGTTTGATGTTAAGATTGGGGAATGGTGGCTCAAGCGTGAAGATGTCGCGGATATAGCTCAGTCGTTAGGGATTAATGTAGTGCCCGAAGTTGGCAGGGGCACGATAGGCGATGCGATACTAGAGGTTAAAAACGGCTTCACTTCCACCTTCGGGAACTTTATGGCAGAGGGGATGGTACTACGCCCTGCCGTTGAGCTTAAAACAAGAGGCGGCCACAGGATAATAACGAAGCTAAAGAATAGGGATTTCTAAACTGGTATTAACTATTAGTGATGTAACGGCATAAAGGGGGATTCATGTGGCGTAATGATAACTATATTTACACATCGGGAATACTGAAGGGTATAGCTACTTCCTACCATCACATTTATCAGAGGATAGAGTGGTACACCAAGGCTAGAAACGAACCCATAGTTATTGATGATCCCCTCGCCTTAGTGGAATACAAGGTAGACTTTGACTGTGCATTGAATGAGATAGGCCGGGGAACATGGGTTGGCGGTGAGCGTCTTGGTGAGTTTGGGGACTACAGATATTTCAGCAAGTTTCAGCGCCTCATCATAGCCGATATACTCGGTGTGCTACTAGAGGATACTCGGATAAACTATGCCGAGCAACTTCAGGGCAGGGCTTACGGCAAGCTATGTTGGTTACTAAATGAGCCTAATGATTTATCTTTTATAGCCAAACCGCTTGACAAGGGGGTTTATGATAAGGGTATGAACATAGTTCAGAAGCCCACTAGCCGAGCTTAACGGTATGAGATAAACAAGCTGGACGGGTCTAGTGGGTAGATAATACAGCCGGAAGGCTTTATACATAGGAGAAACATAATGGCAACTGCTACTTTAATAGGTGAGATAATCAGATGCCGTGTATGTGGTTATGAGTTTGGCGTGGATGAAGCAAAAGAGTGCCACACGTGCAAGACATCAAAATGTCCCAAGTGTGGAGATTGCTCATGCGATAAATTAAGCCGGTGGGACGGAAATTTAGCATTTAGTCTATCATAAAAAGGAGAAAAGATGAAAGTTCCAGTAGAATTTGAGCCGTTAGAAATGACTGCGTGTGATGAGTGCGGTGGTGAGGCCAGCGTTAAGTGTTACTTTTGCGGTAAAGACCTGTGTGGTGAATGCCAGGCGAGAGTATGTTTCTATGATAGAGAGGTTGTCAGGGGTAAGGAGATATTCTTTACCTATGATAAGTTTATGTGTAAGAGCCACCTCCCTGAAAAGCGGAGTTGTGAATAGGGGGCAATAGGTGAGGATACAGTTTACAGCCAGCTTGCCCGATATTCAGTCGGCCATATCTATCGGTGGTGATGGTTCAACAAGGGTAAAGATAGATATACCTGAATCAGAACTGTCAGAAGCGGTTAAACTGGTAATGCTCAAGGGGCAAGCGTTTCAAATAAATATTGAAACTATCAAACAGGAAGATTGGTAAGATGGCTAAGATGGGCAGGCCAAGAAAAGAAATAGACTGGAATGAGTTTGAAAAGCTATGTCTGCTCCAGTGCTCTATCCAAGAGATGTGCGAGTGGCTGAAGGTTACTGACAAGACCTTGCAGAGTAGGGTAAAGGAACATTACGGAGAGACATTTTCCTTAGTATTTGACAAAAAGAGGGTTGGAGGGTTAATAAGTCTTCGGCGCAATATGTTCAAGCAGTCTGAGCGGTCGGCTGCGGTAGCAATATTCCTGGCCAAGAACCTATTGGGCATGAAGGATAAACAGGAGATAGAGCATAGTGGTAACATCAGCAGAAGTCTTGAGGAATACACCACAGACGAACTCCTCTCAATTATCGAAAGTAGCCAGAGAGGTATTAAGGCGTAAGCAAGCCACTGAAAGGCTATTACCATTCTGTCAATACACCCTCCCTGATTATCAGATACCCCCTCACATTGTAGCCCTATCAGAAGCCCTGGAAGCCATAGAGAGGGGTGAACTCAAGAGGCTAATGGTATTGATGCCTCCGAGACATGGTAAGAGTGAAATAGTATCACTCCGCTTCCCATGCTGGTATATGGCAAAGCACCCTGAAGATTACATTGTACAAGCCGGTTATGCTGAGTCTATAGCCCTAACTCATTCAAGGCGGGCTAGGGATGTATTCATATCGCCCGAAATGGTCAGGCTTTTCCCTGATATTCACCACCGGCCAGAAAGACCCGGGCAGGAAGTAGTTGTACCAGAGAGACAAGCAGCTCATGAATGGGGTACAAAGCAGGGCGGTTCATATTATGCAGTTGGTATCGGTGGGGGTTTGACAGGACGGGGTTTTAATCTAGGTATAATAGATGACCCGGTTAAGGATGAAGAGGAAGCCTCCAGCCAGACAATAAGGGATAAGGTTTGGGAGTGGTACAAAACAGTATTCAGGACACGGGCGCAACCGGACGCTGCTATCATATTAGTAATGACCAGATGGCATCAAGATGACCTCGCGGGCAGGCTCTTGAAGCAGTCTCAGGAAGACCTGGGTGCAGACCAGTGGACAATTCTACACTTCCCTGCAATACACGAAGGGCAAGCGTTATGGCCGGATAGATACCCATTAAGCGCCCTTGAAACTATCAGATCGTCAATCGGCGGCAGGGCTTTTGAGAGCTTATATCAAGGCAACCCTACTATAGCAGCAGGTCAGATAATCAAGAGGGAATGGTGGAAGTATTACAAAGAACCACCTAAGTTTAACAGGACAATACAGAGCTGGGATACCGCCTTCAAGGATAAGCAACAGAACGACTACTCAGTATGTACAGTATGGGGTGAAGCTCAGAACGGTTACTACCTCCTTGATGTGTGGAGAGCTAAGGTTGAGTTTCCAGAGTTAAAGAGGGTATCACAAGCATTATACGAAAGGGATTTACCTGATCTGGTACTGGTTGAAGACAAGGCCAGTGGTCAATCGCTAGTTCAGGAGCTACAGAGGAATACCAGAATACCGGTGCTTCCGGTTAAAGTTGACAGCAACAAGATAGCAAGAGCTAATGCAACTACCCCAATGATAGAGGCCGGAAAGGTTTACTTACCTGAAAGCGCCCCTTGGTTATTCGATTACATAGAGGAGTTATCAGCCTTCCCTAACGCAGAGCATGATGACCAAGTGGACAGCACGACTCAAGCATTATCATTTATGAGAACACCTCCGGCACAGGCAGATAAGATAATCATCTATGACTCCCTCCAGGCCGAAGGGGTCAATATGGATTTGGAATAAAAGGAGTAGATATGTATAGACCTGAAGGGTTTAAGAACCCACATGGGGTAATAATTGATGGTATATTCATTGACTCAGTAGAGAGTAAGAGTTATGAAGCTGGCGCTGATGCCATGCTGGAGGGGTTGAAGAAGCAGCCCAAGATAAAAGCACCTATAACCTGTATTGATAATGTCACTATAATGGATTGCGGTAAAGGTTGGTTAGTATTCATACCAGATTAAAGGAGCAGATGTGGATGAGTTAATAAACGAGATGCCTTGGCATATAGTTATTTGTTTTATAGCAGTGTTTGCAGCGGGGGTAGCTGATCCCGATAGTTTTTGGAGAGTAATGCTTGTTATTGCCGCACTATTCTTATTAGCAATGAAGATATGGTAAAGGAGTAGTGGATGCCATATAAAGACACTGAGAAGTCAAGGATATCCGCCAAGTTAAGGAAGCAAAAGCAAAGGATGTCACACCCTGAGGATGTCACACCCAAAGAAGCAAATTGTGTCACACCCGAACACCCCATAATGAAGTATCTGATACATGAGAAAAGGGTAGACGATAAGCCAACTAACAGAGAGAAGATGGTCAGGATAGTAGAGGCGTTAGAGGTCAAGAAGCTAACACCTCATGTATTCCTGGGTGTTAAACATGGCATAAGGTTGGATTCTGTTAGGGAGTTGTTAGATGTCACAGGATAAGATATTAGAATGGTGTGGGTGGAAGTATTATGACTTTGGGGTACAAGGTTGGATACCACCAGATGATGATAGTAAGGTTTTCCAACAGCCTATTCTTGACATGAACTTCTTAGGGAAGTATGTGATACCGAAAATCGAAGTGTATTGGATAGAGGCTACTAATGAGGGACATCACCTTTCATTTTACGGCGAAGACGGGAAATTTTATAGTTCGGTGAATAAGAACCTCAACACAGCGTGCCAGGAAGCATTGATTAAGTTAATAAAGGCTACAGGATAGACGGGAGAGTGCCTTGAATAAGATTTGAGTAGGATATGATGGATAAAAAAACTCTACTTGCTTGGGTTGAGAATTTACAGGAAGGTGCAACCATAACAATGTGTTCATATCACGGGGACGATTGCCTGTGTGCGACAAATGCAGAGGATAAGACAATAGCAAAACTAACTCACCTCGAAATGGGACAGGAATGCGAAGATGATAAATAAAGAAGAGATGAGAATACCTATTATACTTTATATCCTTTTAGCTCCATTGTATCTCGTTACCCTTATTTTGGGGGCTATCCACTCGGTAATTACCTTTGGTTTCTACCCGATATGGTTTGTGAATCTCATGTTTTACAAGAGGAAATTATTTACATTCCATGAGTATATGGATTGGATACCAGAGAGATAGGTGAGAAATGATAAATAAAGAAGAACAGCGATTAACAGAACAAGCGCCGGTGGATGAGCTGGCTAAACTTATCAGAGAGGCTACCAGAAGTGTTGAAGATGATCTGGCTCTAGAAGATTCCGGCTGGATAAGCCTTGCGGGTCAGACAGGGGATGTTATCTCTGGCTCTGAGCGCATAACCAACCTGAAACTATCCCGGCTATATGCTGTTAAAGACCCGTTAGGTAAGCAGTCAATCAGGCTGTGGACAGACTACACCTTTGGCACTGGCATGACCTGGGATACTGAGGAAGAGGCCACTAAAAAGGTATTAGAGGCTTTCTGGGACAGCAAGGCCAATCAGAAGGTATTATCGGCAAGGGGGCAGGTGTTATCATCTAATAAAGTGCTGATTGATGGCGAGGTATTCTTTGCCCTGTTTCTTGGGACTAAGGATGATATAAAAATCAGACGCATTGACCCACTGGAAATAACTGAGATTATCACAGACCCGGATGATACTGAAGATGTTAAGTTCTACAAGAGGTCGTGGTCAGACAGGCAAAGTGAAGCTCATAATGATTATTACAGGAGCTGGACTAATATCAAAGGGGAATCAGCCATTGATAGTCTAGGGGCTACTGTTCAACAGACACAGGAAGCCGTTATCTACCACATGGCTTACAACACGACTACTGAGAGGGGTAACCCATTGCTTACCCCCGCACTTGACTGGATAAGACAGTACAGGCGCTTCCTGGCTTCTCGTATAGCCATTATGTTAGCCCTTGCCCGATTCGCTTGGAGGTCAAAGGTTACTGGTGGGCAGACAGCGGTTGATGCGATTAAGGCCAAGACAGAAGGTAAAGAGATCAATGCCGGCTCCACCATAGTTGAGAACCTTGGCTCCGATACGCAACCGATTAAGACAGACTCAGGGGCTCGGAATGCTTATGAGGACGGCAGGCAGATTAAGCTAATGATATTTGCTGCGGCGGGTATGTCTGAGCAATATTACGCGGATATATCAACTGGTAATCTGGCCACAGCTAAGACGGTTGAATTGCCCATGATGAAGATGTTTCAATCATATCAGGCAGCATGGCAGGGTGCTTATACCGATATTAACAGCATTGTGCTTGACCATAACAATATAGCACCTGATAAGAGATACGTTGACATGGACTTCCCCATAATAGCCCCTGAAGATGCGGTAGCAGCGGCCACGGCTATTAAAGAGATTGTAACCACCTTCCCGTTATTTGCTACCTCCGCTGATGTTCGACAGCAGGCAATGATGGCGATAGGGGTAAACGATCCAGCCGAAGCCCTCAAGCAGATAGAGAAGGTTGAAGAGGCGTTGAAGGGCAATCCAGACGTTGCGCTAATGAAAGTCTTAAGAGAGGTTAAGAAGTCACTACAGAAAAAGGAGCAGTAAATGATTGAATCAGTGGGGCTGGCATTCTGGGCAGGTTTTTGTAGTGGGGCTGGAGTGATACTAATAATCATTTCTGTTATCATGTACATTATATATAAAAGGAGTAGCAAATGAAGAATTGGGCAAAGGCAATAAAGGATGCCTACCCTACAATGGAGGAGATGCACAACATTCTAGTTAAATTGGACTTGGCAATAAAAAGGAGTAGCAAATGAAGTGCAAAGAGTGTAGTTGTTTTTATGAGAAGGTAGACAAGAGACAGGTTAAGCGTCCGAGATGTGGTGTGGTAAATGACTAAGCAAGAAGAGATAAGGGAAGGGATAGTCAGACTAGGGTATGACATTCATGATGTAGAAGAAATCTTTAACTATCTCCACTCTCAAGGTGTAGTAATCGAGGTAGATGAAGAACCAGTAAAAGGTTATTATTACGGAAAGGGTGCACCACAGCAGTTGGTTCTAACAGAGCCATTAGTGGAGGGATGATGTTAGCTTTTGAGAACCAGATGAGCTACATAGAAAAGTACCTGTTCCTGATGGTTAAGGACGTAGCCATAGCGAAGAGGTTAGCTGCGATAGCCATTGAATACAGCAAGCCTAATTATGGTAAATGGAATAACAATACATAAAAGGAGAGTTAAATGGAAGCATTAATAAATGGTTTTCTAATAGGGCTAGCCATAAGCGGTGTGGTTATAGCACTTTTAATAATTGGTTCTATTAAGAAACATAGGGATAATAAAAGGAGAGAGAATGAAAAGGATAGAATTGCACCACGTCTATCCAGGCGATTCAGTTAGTTTCACTTATAGTATGAGCCTGTTAATTGAAGCCAAGCTGAAGGGTTGTGATATTATAAGAATCGCTAGTAATAAGCTGGTTAGTGACCCACTGTTACTCAATGAGATTATAGACTGGCTTATAAAAAATCATAAGGATGAGTTTAAGTTAAAGGAGAGCGAATGAATAAAGGAGTATGCACTAATTGTGGAGGCAGGGGATTCACTGAGCTTGAGCATGGTCTAGTTCGGGTGTTCTGTGGTTGCGAAAAGGGAGATGCATTAAGAGCGGAGATGACGGGTATAACTATAGTGCCTGACACGGAGGGGACAGTGAAGAGCGAACCGATAGTAATAAATGGAGCACTAGTAACATTTGAGGATTGCAAGTTTGCGACACCCCCGAGTACGGAGGGGACAGTAAGTAGTGAGGTCAACCCCTATGAGGATGATTTTCAAGCCTTAGTGGACATCCCTAAAAACTTTGCAGATAAAGCACGAGGCGGAAATGACAGTGATGATAGTCTTTTTTGCCGTGAAACTTTCGGTGAAGAACCTACGTCTGAACTTAAACAAGAAATGGTAATTACCGACAAAGGGGATGGTGTTGCCAAGATAACCTTAGAAATAGCCGAGGTAACAAATGACGGTATTATTGGAACTGGACAAACTTATACAGACAATGGAAGCACACCAAAGTCTAGAAAGCGTAGAAAAAGAAAAGGGTCATAAAGATGCCTGAAGTAGGGGAGATAAAACGGGGATATACTATAGGTAGGAAATCTGGCAATATCTTTATCTGGCATGCTTGCGAACGGTGTGGTAAAGAGCGTTGGGCAGAGCTTAAAAATGGATTGCCCCGTAATATTAAATGCCAATCGTGTGCGCAAACTAAAAACACAAACGCATGGAAGGGCGGTAGACAGAAGGATAAAGATGGTTATGTCATGGTGTGGCTTGAGCTTAATGATTTCTTCTTTCCAATGGCGCATAGGCGTGGTGGGAATGTCGGATATGTCCTTGAGCATCGCCTTGTCGTAGCAAAACATTTAGGGCGTTGCCTTCAATCTTGGGAGAAGGTTCACCACAAAGACGGAATCAGAAACCACAATGACTATAATAATCTTGAGTTAACGACTGCTGGAAGCCATATCATAGAGCATAGCAAAGGTTACAGAGATGGTTATCAGAAAGGTTTGGCCGATGGCAGAGATAAACAAATAGAGGAATTAAAACAAGAGATTAGATTACTTAGATGGGGATTAAGGGAAAATGAACGAATTATTGATAGCCGAACTCAATGAAGTAATTCAATTACTAGAGGCAGATATCCCCGCAAATCCTAATTCGAAAAGCAACCAAAAGCAAAGAAAAAGGCTAGAAAAAGAAATGTCCGCGTATTTCCAGAAGCTAGATAATGCCTTCCCTTATTTGAAGTTGTTAGCAATATATAACCGGTATGCCGAAAAGGAGTGAGTGATGAAATTCAAATTATATAGCAACCCTGAAGGCACTGGCTGGCTAGGCTGGCTGGAAAACTGCAAAGAACAGGCTGTTGGATTTGTGCGCCTGGATGGTTCAATAGTTTGGGAGTGGTAAATGCCATTAAATAAAGACATTGACAATATACTGAACCCTCTACTGCACACCTTTGATGCTAGCTTAACCACTACTGTTGAAGGTCAATTGGCTGAGGTTTATGTATCAGGCCAAGCTGAGATGATAACGTGGGGGAAGACCAAGGCTGGCATACCAATAGCCTATGAAGGCCCTCCCATTTCATTCGCAGTAGACTGGGCTAAAGACAGGGGCGCTTTGTTAGTTACCCAGATGGATGAGGAAACCAAGCGGAGATTAGCTGGTGTGATAAGCAGGGGGATAGAAAACAAGCGGGGTATCCCTGGCCTTTCAAGGGACTTACGCACCACCTTTGCCGATATGACCAAGCATCGTTCTGAGCTAATTGCCAGGACAGAGACAGCCAATGCCTTATCAGAGGCCAGCCTTAACACCATGAAGGATATGGGCATAAAAGGCAAGCAGTGGATAACAGCCGGTGATGATGATGTTAGCGATGAGTGCCTGGGCAACGAGGCCGAGGGTGTGATACCCGCTAACCAAGAGTTCAGTGGTGGGGTCATGGCTCCGCCTCAACATCCTGATTGTAGATGTTCTATTGCCCCGGCTAGACTAAAGAAATAAAAGGAGTGAAATGTTAGAAAGGTATGTTGATTTAGGGATTCTACTAATGCGTCTAATCATGGTATCAGCAGGGAGGGAAATCACGTTTACAGATAAAAAAATAATTGTCAAGGGGCAAAGCGGGAAGATTACTGAAATACTGACCAATGCCAATGGAATGACGTTAGCTAGAATAGAGGAAGCCATAGAGGCAGCTATAGATTAAAGGAGGGTTATGAATTTATCCTTTACGGGTACTGCCGTTGTCCTACAGGACACTCACAACCCATTCCAAGATCAACGTGTATTACATGAAGTAGAGTTATTCTTAGCTGAATTACAACCGCAGTTGGTACTCTACCCCGGCGATATGGGAGACTTCTACGGCCTATCAAAGTTTGATAAAAACCCTAACCGGGCTAATAATCTACAGTCAGACCTCAACTCGACTGCCAACCTATTTAAAAGACATCGAGATATATTACCCAATGCCAGGATGATATTTGAAGAGGGTAACCATGAGGATAGATTACGCAGGCATTTGTGGAGTAAGGATTCCGCCCTGTCATCGTTAGACTGCATGACCGTTGCCAGCCTATATAAACTTAAAGACAGCGAAGTGGAACACGTTGAGTATGAAGAGGGTGTGTTAATAAATGGTGTCTTCATGGTAACACATGGGGACTTAATCCGGGCACACTCCGCTTATACTGCAAAGGGTATGAGTGATAAACATGGAGGTTCCGGCATACACGGGCACTCACACCGGCTAGGTAGTTATTATAAACGTAATCGCTTCGGTATTTATGGATGGTGGGAGAATGGGTGTTTATGCAACCTCGATCCTGATTGGATAACCAACCCCAACTGGCAACAGGGATTCTCTGTTATCCACTTTACAAAAGACCGTTTCTGGATTGAACAATGCCAAGTAATCAGCAGGCGATTCATGTACGCGGGAAAAGTATACGGGAGTGGGGGCAAGAAGAGATGACAATGCACTGGTTATCCGATGACCGTTATGCCAAACTTAAGGGGCAAACCCAGTTACAGTTTAGCTCTATCCTGCAAGTCTTTAATTTGCATGGGCTTGATGTCTATATACCGGGGGTGATAGAGCAGCTTATGATGGTTACCGAGGAGACATGGGATGTGGTTAGGGGAGATGAAAAATCGGTAGCCCTTGAGGTCGTAATGAGGAAAAAGCGTAGATGAATACCACCCTTATAGTCATCGGCACATGGTTAGTAAGTGATTCTATTTACTCCTATGTATTATATGCTCATAGCCAGAGCTGGCGCGGTGATAGACAGACATGGTTCAAGGATCATTGGGTCAGGGCAGTTCGGGGATTATGTGGAATAATCGTGGTTATTATCGGAGGTCTGCTATGATAAAGTGTTCTGATTGTGATGGTGGATACAATGAAGTCACCTACACATTAGGCGGTGAATTAGTTGTAGTGAAAGTCTGGTGCGAACGATGCAAAGGAACAGGTCATATCAAACATGAGGGCAAACGCGATGGTGTGGCATGGGAGTGCGAGTAAGGCGGTTTGGCACTAGAAAGTCAGGACAGTGGCACCTTTGGATAGGTTGGAAGTTTCACCTGAGAATCAACTGGTATAAGAAGCATTTTAGTATAGCATTATAAGGAGCAATGAATGAGTAGTAGCAAAGCAAGGGATTTACCTAAATTTAAGAATAACAAGATAGTTTGTGTGGACTGGGAAGATGCTGCTAGTAACAGTGGGTATTACGACTTTGAACATCCAGAAAACACAACTACTGTCAATGCTCGCACAGTAGGGCATTTGCTTAGAAATGACAGGAAGGAAGTTACCCTGGCTGCTGAGACATTTCAAGATGGTGAATTCCGCCACATTCATTCTATACCTAAAGGGATGGTAAGGAAGATAACCGTTTTAAGGAGCAATGAATGAATGGTAGAATGTCAAAGAAGCTACATAAAGAGGCCGTCAAACTAGCCAAGGCTAATTGGTTTGAATACCTCAACGCTATCCTGAGCTGGCCTTATATAGCGAGGTTACGCTTCGCGTGGTACATTGCTACCCCTTGGCATAAAGGTAAAAAGGTATGACAGAAAACCCACAGGATATAGCACTCAAGAAGGAACTGGAGAAAGTGAACTGGCCGATTAAGTTCGGCATTGTCCATGTTAAGATACGGGACGGCAAGCCTGTTCTGGCAACTATTGAGGAGACATATAAACTGGATTAAAAGGAGGAACCTTTATGGAATCACAAATATTGGTTTTGTCGCTCATAGTAATCATTTATGGCGCAGGTACATGGGCTCTACTTGGATTGATACTGAGCGAACTAATAAAACTGAATAAAAAGAAATAACAACTAAATAATTAAACAAGCTAGTGGAGGAACCGCAGGCTTTGAGGAAACTCAAGGTTTGCGGTCTTTTTTTATTGGAGTGAATTATGAGCTATGTATTGCCGAGCCTTAATGAATTACCAGACCCAACATTAAAGGAATTCTCCCAAAATCCCAATTACTACTGGGGGAAATTAAGGGAATACGAGGTAGCGCCCTGTTGGTGCCGCCATTTTGGAATGCCTAGATTTTTAACTCGCTTATTCAGGAGTGAATTATGACTATTAAGGAAGCCGTACACCCTCACGGAGAGCATATATGTATATGCGCTGAATGTAAAACAGAAATAACCGTTGAAGCCAACGTGAAATGTAATACTCAAACTTGCTCGGAAT